GAACAATGATAATGCAACCAATACTGATATACTGGCAATATATAATAAAGCTAATCCACCAGTTGCAAGATTCATTTTCATATTTGATAATATTATCATAATTCCTGCCATTCCAAGAACAACTATTGCAATATTTTCAATTTGTTCAAGTGTAATGTTTACTTTTGAAAGTGCCCATAAGCTGATGGCTAAAACACCCATTGCTAATGATAAACCAATCAATTCTAATGAACCTTTTGGTTTTAAGAATTTTGTAACTAATCCGATAGCTGCAACAAAAAGAAGTAATTTCCAAGCTGGTGCCCAATCTAAATCTTTTATTGCATCAATTGTTAAAACAAGAATTGCTATTCCTAAAGCAAAAGTAAACATTCCACTCTTACTTGATCCTTTTATAAAAAATGAATGAGAACCAATTGCAATTCCTAATAAAACAATAAATCCAAGTAAAAACATTGCTGGTGCCCAATTTAAATCACCTGTGGCTGCAATTGTTAAAACTAAAACTGCAATACCTAATGCGAAACTTAAAATACCAGATGTTCCAAATAAACTAAAGTTTGCTTTTATTCCTGGTAGTGGTGCTCTTGGCATTCCTTTACCAAATCTATTCATTAAATAATTGGCTGTTGATATTGCAAGTCCAATTGCCATAATAAAAGCAACTAATTTCATAAGACTCATAAAACTTATATCACCAACAAGAGATAAAACAACAACTAATAAAGCTAATCCAATTCCGAGTTGAAACATTTCACTGAAAGGATTAACTCCACCAGGATTAAGTTTATTTAAAATAGCTATTGTTCCACCCAAAGCCATGATGAAAACAATTAATGGCCAAACACCACCCCAAGTAACTCCTGATACTATATCAATACTTAATACTAAAAATGCTAAACCCATTGCTAATCCGAAAAGACCTTTTGTTTCGAATTTTTTAGTTATATTTTTAGTTATATTTACTGGACCAGTATTTCTTTTTTCAAATAATTTCATGACAAGTGCTAAACCTGCCAGGAAAAATAACATTTTGAAAATTGCACCGAATTTTAACTTACCCATAAGCCACATAGCACCAATCAATAACATAAGTGCTGTGCCTAATCTTCTAATGGACATTGTTGCTTTGAATCCTTCTTTTGCTCCACCTAAAATTCTTGTTACTGTAAATAAAAATCCCAATAAGAATAAAATTCCCATTTGAAATGGTGGAAGTAATAACATTATTGATAACAATCCAATAGCTAATGTTAATCCCATGAAGGCTTTCTTAACACTATGAACCAAAAATCCGACAATTCTTAATGTAGTTGAAAATGCTAATAAATTAACACTGACAAGTATTAATTTTTTAGTATTTTTGTTATCAACAAATCTCTCATATAAATCTGTAAATTTTTCGAATGCTTCAAGAAATTTATCGGTTAATTCTTTTCTGAATGAACCTAACGATTTTGCTAAACCAATAAATTCATTTTTTCTTGATTTAGCTTTTTCTTTCTCACTTTGTTCAGATAATTGAGGTAAATAAACGAAAATATCTGTAAGAACATCAGCAATATTTTGTAATAAAACATTGCTTTGATCTATTGCTAATTTTATGCTGAGATTTATTTGATTAATATTTTCTGTTAATCCATTACTGGATAATATATTTGTTGCAACATTTGCGAATTTATTTATTGATCCATAAAGTAAATCTTTTGCTTTGGAATCTTTTACTTCAACTGATAATGTTGGAACCAATTTAAAATGTTCGAATATTATATCTTTTAATACTTGAACATTATCTGATATTTTATTTAAAATACCAAGACTTGAGACTTCTGATGATGATGAACCTATACTTTTGGTTACACCAGTATTTAGTCCCAATATTTTATCTAATTTGGCATTTATTGAAAATATGAAATAATTGATTGATACTAATAACGAATTAGTTTTGGATTGTAAAACATTTGTAAATGTTTGTTTAAAAAGCAAAGCATTGACCGATCCAAAAACAAATGTTGAAAAATTATCAAAAGTTTTTTTGATATTTGACAAAATTTGATTTCCTTCATAAGTATCTGTTGCCATTATTTGCAATAATCCGGCAACAGAAGTAATACCCATTGATGCTGAATTTGGAGCATCATTTGGTGTTTGTTTCATATTTTGGTTACTATTGTTCCAAGACTTGCAAGTCTACTCTTGATAATATTTGATAATTCACTTAATCCGGTTAATTTATATTGAAAACCTTCAGTATATGCACTCCAACATTTTTCAATTGTATCGTAAACAAGTACAATATCTTTTTGAACTGTTCCTTTTTTACCAATAATTGTTAAAGTAACATTTGCAACATATTCCGTATGTGCATGAATAGCAATACCTATACCTCTTTTCTGATAACTATTTACGAATTTGAAAATAGACATATAAAGTTTTGCCTGTCCAACTTGTGCTGCTTGTATTGTTTGCATAATTAAAATGGTGTTACAGGGAATTTGATTTCTTCTGTTAAAAATCCTGTTAGAGTTTCAATTTCAAGAAATTCTTTTGCACGATATATATAAACTTTCTTTCCTACAGAATATTCAAGTTGAAAAACATAAATTCTTGCGTTATATTTTCTCTCAACTCCTTGTTTTTTCAAAATTGTCTTTTCACGTTCTTCATATTCTCTACGATCTTTAACATTATATTTATCGTAGTAATCTTCAGTTGTTATATAATCTTTTCCATAACGAGGATCACCACCAATAATTTGATGAGCATAAAACGAAAGTATGAAATAATCCAAGAAATTTGTTTTACCTATGATTGCTTCAGAATCATAATCTTTCTTAAGCATTGCAACTAAATCTTTTTTGGATAATATTTTTTTGATTTCAACCCCAATTTCTGGAGTTTCTTCAATTTTGTCATGAATCAAAATTACTGCTTTTTTCAATTTCATATGTGTTAATTTCATATAATTATATGAAAAAACATCAGTATCATCTTGAATATCAAGTTCTTTTGTCCAATCTTTTTCGTATGATTTTTTCAGAACATCATACAATTTATTTATTAATTGAGCAATTGTAACTGGCTGTTGAATGATTTTATATTCCCATGTAGAATCAACTTCATTCTTAGCATAAATTCCATATGTTCCAGGAACCTCTTCTTCAATAATATTTACAATTAACCATTGATTTAATGTGCCTTTTGAAATAAAATCAACTGAAAACAAATGATTATCAGCATCTGTATATGGTCGTGCTTTATATTCGTTTGTATTTAAAATTGTTGAAATAACTTGCATCAAAGGATTATCAGTTCCTCTTAATTCAAGTTTTTTAAGTGTAACATCATATCCATGAAAATAATATTCAGCAATACGATCGCCAATAAATTCAATAAATGCTGTTTGATTTGTGAAATCATTAGGACTTAATTCAAGAATTGTTTTATCACGAGATTCTTGTAAATAAACAATAAGATTGCCTGTTGTTTTGAAACTTTCAGGTATCGAAATCATAAATCGAGTACCTTTATTTACCTTTAATTTTTCAAAATTTGGTTTGAAAACAACTGTTGCAGCACTCAATTTTAATTTGGCATTTTTTAATTGAGTTTTGTTTGTATTTCCAATTACACGTAAATCACAAACACGAGGACTTATTAATCCTTTTGATTTTTTCTTAATGTAAGTTGAAATTTTATTGATAATATCAGGAATATTATTTTTTTTGATATTTGTTTTGACCTTATAGTAACCGGTTTTATCCTTTCTTTCTACTTTTAATGGATTGATTTCAATATCAGTAATATCTAAATCTTGTCCACCAGGAATTTCTTTTAATGCTGTATCAATATCTTCTTCGATTTGAATAGCATTTATGTTTTCAGGAAGTTTCTTGTCAAGAATTACTTCCAATTCTTTTTTTACTTCTTCATTAACAACCGGTAAATCAAAAACAGTTATATTAAGAGTTTTATCTTTTTTTGATCCTCTTACTTTTGATTTTTCCTTTAATGTTTCTTTTGTATCTTGTTTCTGAACTTGCTTCATAATATTATCTGAATGAAGTTCAGCAAGAGGTTGAGGTATTACAATTTCATTAGTATTTTGTTGTGGTTTTTGTTGTGGAGTTTCATCCAAAAAAGAAACTCTTTTCTTTTTGTTCTTATTAAGTTTGATAATATTGGCAGAATTTATATCAGATGAATCGTCGATATTACCCAATTGTAATAAATCTTCAATTCCTTCGTTAAGTGGATTTTTAGTTTTCATTTTGTGTAATTTTTGTTATTCAACTGATATATATTCAACCTTTAATGTGGTAATTTTATGCTCTTCATCATCGATTTTTGACTGGACATTGTTTCTTTCATTGTATTTTGAGCTGTTTCTTGAGGAGTTTCTTCACCTGTTTTTCCATCGGATTTATTTTCAGATTCAATAAATTCATTCATGAAACTCATATAATTATTGAAAACATAATATTCCATTTTTTCAACATCAGTTTGACTATTATGCGATTTATATGCAATCATTGCACATGTTTTATAATAATCAAGTTGAGGTATTTTCGATTGTGTATAGATAAAATTGAAGAGCTTTATACTTGGATAAAACTCTTCAAATAAATTTATAACAGGAATACCATTAATCAAAATATCCTGCAGTACTTTTCTTACTGACGAAGAAGCCTTTCCAACCACCTGGAAATCGTATATCCGCTACCTCCTCAGAACGGCAATGTGGACAAGTTGTATCAATATTGTCTTCATTATCGAGTTTCAATTTTGATATAATTTCCAAATATGCCTTGAATCTATCTTCATTTTTTTGAAGAGCTTTATATTTTTGAATCAATTCTTTAATTGTTTCTTTTCCAGTAACATAAAGATACGGAGCAAACAAAAGAAATTGTTTATCGAATACAATTTTATCTTCTTTCTTTTCACGATCATTTGAATTTTCACGATATACACGAACAATATATTTGAAAATTCTACTTGATAATTCAATTGTTGGAATTAAAAATTCAATTGGTTCTTCATCAGGATCTTCAATCATACCTTCCAATATAAATCTTCTTCCATCAAAAGCACCTAAAAGTTTTTCATTTAATTCATGATATTTTAAACTGCTTGCTGCTAAAACATTTGTCATTTGTTCATGACATAATGAACAAGCTGAATCATATCCAATTGGATTTCCTGGTAAATAAAAATCACGAATTAAAAGTAAAAAGAAAGTACGATGTGAATCATTTATTTCACCTGCAGAAACTTGACGATTTTTTTCAGTGTCAAAAATAACAACACATCTTCTGATCAAATCTTCAATAGCAACAATAATTGCTGGTTGATCTTGTTCATTTAATGTTGAAAAATTTGCAACTTCTTTTGATGTTGGACAACGATATGCAAATTCCCAAGATTCAGGATATAAATCCCCATGTTGAGGTAAATCATATCTATCAATAACTTTATAACCATCCAACATACTGGTTTTTTCTGTTGATAAATTGTTATCTTCGGTTATTTTTAAAGTTGATTCTTGTTCGATGCCTTTTTGTTCATCTTCTAATTTTTTCAAAGCATCTAAGTCATTCTTTTTTGTAGTCATTTAGATTTATTTTTAAAGTATTGAAATAAGTTATCTGGTATTGTATTTTCATCCTTATTTATTTCACTATGCTTTGATTTTTTTTCCGATATTTTTTTCCTTAATTCTAATGGAATTTCACTTCTATTACGATTTAAATACATACCTGGGTATCTATCTAAATCGTAAATATCAGTTCCATTCTTATCCAAAATGGTTAAAACTTCCAGAACCTCATCAGCATAAGTTTTTTTATCTTTCGATGAAAATCTATGTAAATTATTATTTTCATTTATATTATTTTCTTCTGATTCAACAGAAATTTTTGTAGAATTTCGTTTTCTAATTACCATTATTTATAAATTATTTATTTTCTCCAAAAGAGATTTTTCAGTTGTGAAAATATTATTGAAATATAAGTTGTCTTTTTCCTGCTTCTTTATTTCCACAAATAGAACAACCTGATTTTTTAGAAATAAAATTATTATATGATAATCTAAATTTTGTATTACAATTATTACAGATTAAATTAAGAATTGTATATGATCCATCATATTTTAAAATAGGAAAATCAGTATTAAAAGAACAATTTGATTCTTTTAATTGCTGATTAATTTTTTCATTTGCTTGTTCTTGTGTTAATTTTTTATTTTCACCTGATTCTTTATTTCCACAAACTATACAACCTTATTTTGTTGAAACAAAACAACTATAAATTGGTGTAAATTTATTATTACAATTATTATAAATTAAATAAAGTTTTGTTCTTGCTCCATCATAATGGAACTCTGAAAATAAATCAGAGTTCCATTTACAATTTTCTTCTATCAATCTTTTATTTAATCTTTCATCAGCAATTTTTTGTGTTAATTTAATTCTACCCATTATTATGCAAGTCTTGGATCATTTGTAATGTCAGAAACATAATCGGCATTAAAAGTTATTGTTAACTCAGCCATATCATGTACAGAATAATCGGCAACCTGATCAGGTAAATCAGACATTGGAAATAAATGATGACCCATGCGTCTCCAATAAATTGAACCGTCACGATTGAATTTTTCTACAACAATAGCAGCATCAGCATAATTTTGTTTCAAACCTTTTTCGCCTGTTAATGGATTATGTTTGAAACGTGACCATTTTACAAGCGAATTGTATACAAACATTCTGGAATCATTATCCAAAAAGTTATGAAATGCAACTTCAACATCATAAAAAGTTTCTTTTTCATTAGAATCGTAACGAAATTTAACGGTTTTGTAACCGGCTTCAATTGTATTACCTGCTTTTTCAACGAAAAGACCAGCAACAGATTTAACATATTCTCTCAGAAATGTATAATCACCGAGGGCATCTTTTAATTTGCCCATTAAGACAAAATTTGCATTAAAATTACTTGGTACGACCAATTCGTATTTATTTACGGCTGCGGTCGAATTAGTAACATGAGGAAAAACTACATTACTCATAATATTTTTGTTTTAGAAGTTCGAAATTAATAACTTGTTTTATATTTATTTATCTTCTTTGTTTCTAAAATTACTCTTTCACTTCTCGCAACAATTTCTATTGCTTTTGTAACATAATTTCTAAGTGCAGGACGTAATTGTAAACTAAATTCTGTTGAACATGATTTAATAATATAAATCATATCAATTACATTTCCAAGAGGAATATTATAAATTTCGAATTTATTATAATCTATTTGTAAATTATTTAGAACCTTATTAATATCAGATGTTGCTCCAATATTCATTAAAGTTTCTTGTTCTTCTTTTGGTTTTGATGCATCTGTTATTGGTTCAATGTATTTAACACAAACTTTTGAACTCATACGAGAAGAACTAATCTTTCCATATAAAGTCCTTGTTGCTTCCATATAACCATTTACAGAATCTCTTGAAATATTTGACATTATATTTTCATTGTTTCTAACATATGCTGTTACTAAACACATTAAGTCAAACACAAGAGTTTGTACATCTGGAATCATTGTTCTCAATATATCAATACTTTTGTACATTGGATTGATTCTTCCATTAACAAGTTGCTGTAAAAGTTCTAAGTGAAAAGTATCAGTTACTGTATTCACATTGTTTTTATTAACAAACTCATCAATTTCTTTATCCAAATAACTAACAATGGAATTATAAACATTATCTAAATGATAATTATTTCCCCATTTTTTGTTATTTTTTGCAAGCATTGATCGTAAATCAGAATAAAGTTCAATATCTGGTCCTATATTATCTGAACCATCATCAACTGTATCGATTACATAAGGTTTTGCTGATTCCATTAAATCTGTTAATTTGAAATCCAAATTAATTAAATCAGCAATTTTTGCGAATGTTTTGTTATTTTTTACGAATAAAATATAACAAATCATTTTTATCAAAACAACAATATCCGAATTATTTTCATGAACCAATTTGATTATCAATTCATTTTTATCGACTTTTGTTGTTATAGAGAAAATTTCCTTAAGTTTTTCAGCGATTTTTCCAAATACATCTGATGTTTCAACTTTAGTAAAATCCGTTAATTTTTTCTTAAGAGTTTCGAAATTTCCTTCACTCTCAAACAATAGATTTTGATAAAGTTTCTCAACTTTAGGTTTTTCTAACCCCGTTTGAAGGATCATATCTTGAATGATATGATCCTTCTGGGTTTTATTAATATTATTTAATTCTGAGAAATTAATCATAGTTTATTTGAAATTAATCAATTTGTAAATCAAATACAATCTTTTCAAGAGCATCAACCGGTGTAAATTCAATGTGAACCAATTTGATTTTAGCTTTTTGAATTTCAAGTGTATTGTTTGAAGCATTACAGATAACAACATAATTTGGTTGAATTGCACCTGCAAGTGCTAAACTTTCCATGAAATTAATGTTTTCTGTTTCTGTTCTTAAATAGTCATCATAATTTCCTTTTTTAAATGCTTCTGATTTTGAAAGATTAAACAATGTTTGTTTAACATATGCAAGTAATTCAGAATTATGAACCTGTTGTAAAGCTGTTATTTCTTTTTGACCAGATAAATTACCATAAATTGTAATTCCATTGAAATCAATAACCGGATTATAACGGAAAGCTTCACAAAATGCTCTTTCATCATCATCAATTACTGCTTCAAGTTCAGAAACACCATCAAGATAACCACTTGCATTTGCAACAACATCAAAATCTTTTGCTTTTGCATAGAAAAGATTCGAAATTTTACCAATGAATGATTTTGGTATGTAACGAACAATTTGACCAGGACCGAAGAAGAAACATAAATCTGATCCAACTATGAATTTTGCGAAATTTATGGTTGAATAATTTTTGTTTCCACCCTGAGGAACAAATGACCAATCAAATACACCACCTGGTGTTTGTTTGAATAATGGATTGGTTGATGCCTGTAAATCTTCAGTAAATGGTTCAGCAATAATACAACGAATAAAACAATTTTTTTGATCGAGAGTGTATGCTAAAATACCAAATTGATGTTTGTAACCTACTTCAACAAATGATTTGAAAGCATCAACAATATAACGAATACCAGGAGTTCCTTTTATTCCTTTTACAATTCCAGGAGAAGTTAATAAATCCAAAACTTCATTTTGACGTGTTGCTGTTCCATCAAGAAATTGAGCAAGACGTGGAACATATCCAACCAAAGTAAATGGTTGTGCATATCCAACTTCAGAAAAAGTATTCAGTTTAAATATCTGAGTTGTTGCAGGAATAGCATCAACCAAATCATGTGCTGGTGTTCCAGCTGTTTCAAAATATTTTACTGGACCATCACAAGTAATTTTTACTTTTGTGTAAGTATCACTTGTTCCATCAATGACAGCTACAGGATCAAGAATTTCAATTGCGGAAACATGTACTGTTCCATTAACACCCTTAATATTATCACCAAAACGAATACCTTGTTCAAAAGAAGCAAGAAATTCATTATCATTTATTTTTGTTGTATAATAATTAATTGTATTTGCTGCATCTGGTGCAACATTAGCTGAAGCATCTGGTGATGGTGGAAATAATACACCTGCAGTTGTTAAAGATTCAGGAACAACATGTGACAACATAAAACCAGATACATCACTAAGTATTGCTCCAGATATATCAAAAAATGAATCACCATATACATCAATAAATGTTGTTTCCGGCACAATTTCGAATACTTTTTCATTAATATTACAAATCAATCCTACGGTCATAAACTGTTGGTTGATAATTGTATCAATTGATAATTCTGTTGTTCCGGAAATTAATCCTGGGATTAATGAACCAGTAAATCTTTTACTGAAACCTGATTCTGAAATGGCTGCAAGTTCATTAATACGTAAAAGATCAACTTGACCATCAGCATTGAATAAGTGACCATAATACATATTTGTATTTGGATTCATTGTTGATAAATCATTGTTGAATACATAGACATCAACAAATGTATCTTTCAAAAGCATATTGAAATCCAATGCGGGAAATTCATCAATATCCAAAGAACAATTTATCAAAGATTTGTCACCTTCAGAAGTTAATGAAGAATAATTTTTTGAACGTACAACAAATATTGATAATTTACCATTACCAACATTACCGAAATTCAAAAGATTTTGATTTTCAAAAAGTGTTGGAATTGTTTTTGCAGCTGGTACCCAAAAACCATTTGTGTTGAATAATTGTTTGTATTCAACTGTAGCGTCTTCTTCAAGTAAAATATTAGGATTCAAACCTAAAATTCCAACAGTATCCAACTCATTAAAATTACGTAAGTTGATAACTGAAATTGGACCAGCATCAAGAGCATCTAAACAAGTCATATGCGAAAAATTGCCTCTAACTTACGTGTTGCTTTTCCAAAAACAGAAGTAAATCCAACTTTATCTCCTTTAGCGAAAGTTAAAAGTATATTTACTGGTCCTTTTTCAACGCAGATTGGAATTAACCGGAGTTTGTTGTCAGCTGTGATAGCGGCAACCTGGGATTTGTCAGTAACAATAAAATAAGTGCCGGCAGACTTACTTAGAATTTGTCTTAAATTAGCATCCATAGTTTTAAATTTATAATTTTTTGATTTTTTGCTATTAAACTTACCTTTATTTATAAGTACACTTATTTTAAAATTATTTGACTATTCATCCCCATTATCTTTTGAAGCTTCATCTATTTCATTTTGCTCAATTAATTTTCGTAACATTTGTTTAGAAGAATTAAATTGTGTATCACCATAATTTTGACCAATTACTTCATTGTCTGTAGAATTTTCATCCAATTCTTGATTACATAATACTTCAGCTTTCATTTTCTTAAGAGTTGAAGGAATTGATTTATATGCATTTTGTAATTCTTTATGTAATTTCAAATGCATTGTAACCAAACTACTATATGAATTTATTATCGCATAATCTTCAGCTTGTGTTGCGTTTACTCTTTGAACTATATTATTAAGCATCTGTTTATTAACATCAACCATATAAAGCATATCTTGCAACTGTTGTAATTGCAAGTTACCGACTTGTCTAAGCCATTTTTTATGTTCTTCTGTTAACGCAACATCATTAAAATCAAGAATAAATTTCGTTACTTTACTGACAAATGCTTGAGCAGCTAATTTATGTTTTTTATCAACATTGACAATATTGATGTCAGTATATTCGGCAACAACATTATCATAATTGTTTTTAGCTAAACCAGTATTTCCATTACCATCAGTATATTCTGTTAATGATAAAACTTCTGAAAAATCTTCTTCTGATTCATCTTCAAATGCTTCAGCAATATCAATACTATCTAATTCATCTTCATCAGTATCAGTATTTATTGTTTCATTATTCATATGTATTATTCTTGTGGATTTTTTTGTCTGTTCATTCTCCAGTTTTTCCCAACTTTCTGGATTATCGTATCCTTTTTTAATTGCCATGATTATCCAAATTTATTCATTTGTAGTATTGGATTACAGAAATCTTTCAGAATATTTTTGTCATTAATATCTAAGACAATATCATTGACATAAAAATTTCCGCCAAACAACTGTAAATTTGTTATATTAACTGGAGCTAAATTTGCTACCTCAATTATATATATATTTTGATATTCTAATGTTTTTTCTTGATTAATTAACGAGAAAATTTTGATAGCATATTGTATTTGTGTAAACAATATTGAAACTTGATAAATTTCTTTTTGATTAAATTTGAAATCAACTGCTAATGTTTTTTGATTTCTTATATCAATAATTTCAAAAACATTACGATTATTTCTTAACGTCATAATCGATATTGTATTTTCTGAAATAATATCGAAAACTTCCCCAACAAAATTACCAATCAATATGAAATTAAAAGTTAATGAAAACCCTTTATTCATTACTGTTGAAAATTTATTTTTTGTTGTGTAGTCTTTCAGATCATATTGCATTCCTATTTGTCTCTTAGGAATTTCAGTACAATTATACATTGTTACTGGAAATGATGCACTATCAGGATTAATTGATACAATATTTAAACGTTTGTTATAAAATTCTCTTTGAGCTTCTGTTTCTTTTAATGAAATATAAAAATTTGAATCATCAATTTTATTGGTGAAATTTTGTGTTGGTAATTTCTTTTCTTCAATAGTTCGTTCTGATATTTTTTCAGCTGAAAATATTGTATCAGTTTTGTATGTATCTATTTCATCAAGAACAACAGAAAGTTCATCTTCAAACAAATCAAGAGCTTCACCAAATTCATCAATACCTGACATTGATGCTTTCAAATCAGCATCCATACCTACTGTTTCATCATCTTCAAATTTAGCAAGATAAGCTTCCCACCAACCAATCTTTCCCATAAAACCTTTTTTAGGTTGTGGTTGTGTATTGATTCGAAATAATTTATTTAAAATTGGAAAATATAAATAATCTTTTTCTGATGGAATAGTATTAACACCAAATGCTTGTTCAAATTTTTCCTTTACAATATGAATTACAAAATCATCTTGTAACTGAAAATCCCAATCAGTATAATTATCTCTATCTTCAGGTAAAACATTTCCAGGAATATTGATATGTAACTTTTTAATGTTTACAACCTTTTTATTAACGCTTGTTGAAAGAGTATGATTTACTTCTGTAGTTTCTGTTTTGAAATAAATAAATGTAAGACCATACATTTCTGCAATGGAATTACATTGTTTAAGCCAACGTTGAACATTTATTTCTTGATTATCATAAAAATTCCATTTTGGCATTTCATTGATAATTTCATACATTGTTTTGAATAACAAATTTTCATCTTCAATTATTGTATTTTGATATGAAATTGTTTGTATTAAAATACGTGTTTCAGAAACATCAACATTTTTATTTCCATATATCGATCGTGGAATTAACAAATCACCTTTGATAATTTTTTTACAATATATACAAACATATAAACCATTTTCAGTCTGTACAGGATAACCTTCTTGTGGTAAAAATTCACTAAAATTTTCTCCATCAAAAGAATGAGCAAATAATATATCAAAATTCTTTTGAACAAGTATTCCCAAAGAGAAATCATTTGCAATATCCAATTGATCAAACGTTCCCTGAATATATATAAACGTATTCTCAAAGAATTCTAATCCTCTTATTGATTCATCTTCAATTGTATTTCCCATTTTTTTTGTTTTTATCGACTGAATTGATTTACGTTAAATCAGTAATTATCAAAGTTCTTGGAACTTGTGATTGTCCTAATTGTTCAGCAACATTATTGGCATTACATCTCCATGCAACTTTAATTTCATAAGATGTTCCTGGAATAACACTAACTAAATCATTAAAAGCAATAACTTGTGAATTAGTTGTTGGATTTGCAAATGTTCTTGCTCCAGGTGATCCATTAATAGAAAATGCTAAAAATAAATTAACAAATGTTGCTGTTGATAATTTGAACGGTGCGGAGAATTGTAAATTTAATTTTTTACCTCTTGGGATTATAGTTGTAACCATACCGGGCATATCCAAATAATTCATATAATCAAGCAACATCATTGGAAAGGTTGGAGTAGGAAGTGGTGTTGTTACATTATTGTAAATAATGTTTGAAATACCTTCGATTTTTTGATTACTTCCATGATGATTTTCATTCTTTCTCCAAATTGCTGTTGTGTCAGTTGAAGAAATGCAATAAGTATATTCAGTTCCAGGTGTATTCAAATAATTACTGGTTGAAATTCTTAATGTGAATGCAAGTGGAGTTCCAATCACTTCAACGAAAGAATCAGCAAGACGAATTAAACCAACACCAATATGTGATTCATCACTTGTATCTATAGAAGCATTCAAATCATAATCACTGTTCATTCTTAAACAGAAATATGGAAACGTAAATGCACCAATAGATTGTAAATAAGTTATGAATTGAATTGTTGATATAACTTCACCAGGATTTCCATTGGCAGTGTTAACAACATGATTTGCTGAAAAAATTCTATTAAAACCTGTTGATTGAATATTATCAAGTTTATCTGCATCTAATCCTGAACCTACTCCGTCATTTTCTTCAGACCAAACTTTATTTAATACTGGTTCACCATCTAAAAATCCTCCCCAATTTAAAGTTCCATCAGCCAACATTGACAAACTTTTAGATGCAACGTTTGACCAGAAGAAATTTAAACTTGGAGCATATTTGTTGGCAGTTTTTGTTTGACCAACTAATCCTCGTTCACGAATTGTTATCGGTGAATTTACACTTGTTTCTCCATCAATAATTGGATTTGTGAATATCATTCGCCCTGTCATTGTGTCACCGAATTTACTCACCTTATTATCAACTTCTGAACCAAGAGCAAGTCTGTCCCAATCTGATTTAACTCCATTCGTATTCCTACGAGTGAACACGTTATTACTCATATAGTCAAAAGCTACATCAGCCCAAAGACCATTTGTTGCATAACCTGCAGCTTGCATACGTAAAAGATGATACCATCCATCTGTTGGAAGAGTTTGATCATCGTTTTCTTTTTGCATAAATTTCAAACCAGCTCCAGAAAAATGTTCTTCATTTGTTACAGGAATAAATTCATGTGTATGTGCTGTTGGTGGAAAAGCTGTTGGAATATTTTGTAGACTCGAATAAAGTCTTTCAGATAAATCGGCTAATTTATGATTGTGATCTGCTTTTGCAAAATATGTATCAAGATGTCCATTCAAATATTGAGCGTTCAAATTTGTTACAAGTGTTTTACTGGTAACATAAAATGGAGTTAGTCCATCCTGTCTTTTAAAATCTGCAAACCCTTTTACATTTAAATTTTTCGCAAGACTTAAAGTATCAATATCATAATTTGGAAATTGTTGTTTCTTATAAACATTGTTATTGATATATGTTGAAAGATTATTAATCTTACGAATTAAGAATCCAATGTAATTACTTGTGACAACTTTCTTATCTGAATTTGGAATGGTTTGAATAATTCTCAATAAATTGGTTGATTCAGTTTCATCAGCCAAAGGAATATTTGCTGCTTCTAATGAATAATCACCAACCAAATTACCATTGGAATTTGTTATCAGAACTTTTGATTTATATTTATCATCATTAAAAATAATGATATTACTTCTGATTTGTATGTTAGATGAAACACCGGACATTCCAAGATAAATACTTTTACCTATAGCTTTAAACCATGGATTTTCATTGATACCGAATTTAATATCACTTATAGCATGAAGACTTCCGGATATTGTAACGTTTTTAAGAACGTCCAAATTATCTTCAAAGTAAACTTGCTTACCATATTTAAAGTACAAGCGATTCAGAATAAGTTGAGAAAATTCTGTTGCAATTTTTCCCTGATCTGATTTTATAATCAAATTTCCTGAATCATCTTTAAAAATGCTTCCGAAGTTTTTCAAGTTTGAATTAGATTTCAATCCAAACATTAAACCATTTGTGAAGCTATCCTGTAAAAATACTGCTGATGGAATATTGTTTTCACCAGGAGCATAATCACTTGTATATGTTTTTGATTCTCCGAGTGCAGTTGTTGCTGTTAACAAATCAACGTACTTTTTCATGGAACCAAAGATTGTGGTTCCTTTCAAAGTACTTCCAAATTCACTATCATTGTAACCAAAGTAACGATGATTTTCCAACAAAACACCATTCTTAGAATTATATCCCAATAGATAAGGCATATAAATACTGGAAGGTGTTACAGCTGAATTGAAATTTGATGAATTTGTATCTGTAAAGTTTTTAGCATATGTGACAAAACTTGAAAAGATATTATGTATTCCAGATATTTGTGGATTGTTCTCAACATAATACTGAACAAAATTTTCAATTTTTGTTTCAATGTTTGCTGCAAGATTTACGTCCTGATTAAACGCAATACCAGTGTCAATAAAAACGTTATTAACAAAATCAAAACTTTCCATTATTGAATTGGTTAAAATAACAATATCGTTATTAACCAATTCAGATACTTCTAATGCAATCAACAATTTTTGTTTGTCTTCAAAAACACTTAATTTTTGATTTATATAAATCAAATTTATGTCAGAAGCCTTTAGTAATTCATTTGGAAATTGCAGAGCAAACTTTGAATAGTTTACGAATAAGAATTGACTTCCACGATTACCTCTTAAACCTGGATCACCTGGATCACCTGGATTTCCCGGTATTCCTTTATATAATGGAGAATTTTGAATGACTGCAAAATTTCTATTAATAGCTTCAGTAAACTGTTGAAGACTCTCATATGTAATTTTTTGCAAAGTTTCGTTGGTAGCCATAATGTTTTGATTTTATTTTCTGACAAATATGAAAACTAAATTTTCTGGTAATGTTGTTTCGTTAATTATACAATTACTTGTATTGGTAGTTGTATATCTTAAATTTTTTCCAAGCTCATTTTGAACTGTTGATAATTTATAATAATTAATAAAAATCATCGATCCAAAACTATCCAATATATATTTGTCAATATTTGATGTAATTTTTGCGATATATGCTTCATTGTTTCCTGTAATTATACTTTCTTCATACTTAAAATATCCAATGAAAAGTTTTTCATAATCGGTTGACTTTGAATATGGAACTGAAATTTTTATGATTTCATCTTTACAAAATAAGGATGAAATAATATTCCCTTTAACCTCATTATAAAATGTAGTTGCTGTTAATCCTGTGCCAGCGAAATTTTTATCATAAATATTAAAAAGTGTTCCGTACTTTTTATATTCTGGTAACTGAAAATCAAATTCTCCGATTGAATTTTCCAAATATGGTAAATAAACTGTTCTAAATCTATTTATTAATGTCAATTTTGGAACAGAATTGTATTTCCAAATTGTTACATTTTTATCAATATCAATAATATTGGTTGAAATAATATCTGTTGAATCTTTAATCTGAATACTATTTGAATCTGTGAACTTTTTGAGTTGTATTGGTAAAAATTCGTTTATTTTTGTAATGATTTGATTTTTTGTTAAATAATTGAAAGAAAGTTTATCAGTACAAACCTCAAGAATTGTTTTCCAAATCTGATTTCTATCAAAAAGAGTTATTTGTGATGTACTTACAGACAAATCCAGGTCAGCATCAACAAATTGTTCTATAATTTGTGCATCTGTCCAATCTGATTTGAAAAATTCAGGAAATTTGAAAACTTCATATGCTCCATTAACCTGATTTACTTCAAAATAATACTCTTTAAGCGAAATTTCTTTGCCCTGGAGCATTAATTCTGAATTTCCTTGGTTATTTATTACAACTTCCTTAACAAAATCACCAAATATGTTATTATTTTTGGAATGTATTGAACTTATGTCACTTACAGACACCAAAATTGTATCTTCATCAGTTCCATTGAATTTTTGTAAGAAAATTTGATCCGTATCGAAAAATTTTACCTTAATATCAGTACACCATAAGTAATTATCTGATAAAATTCGTATATCAATTAATTTTACGGTCATTGATCTGTAAAAATACAATATTCCATTGTACATTACTTCATTATACATGTAAAACTCAACATCTCCGGTCGTTGGAAACAAAGATTTGAAATTATTGTCATTTTGATTGAAGAAATCAATATTTCTTCGAACAGCTATTAACCATTCATTATCAAGTGTCTTATATTTCCAATCTTTAATTACTAAATCATTCAAAGGTATGTAATCATTGTCATTTTCCTGAGAAATTTTCGGACATAATTCAATACCACCAGATTGATAATAATCAGCATAAGTTGAACCTGAATTGTACATTTTGCTGATATTGTAGAAAAAACTCAAATCAAGCAGTGGTTCATTATTTAATGCTGAAGTTCTGATCAAATTAATAAAATCCAGGTATTTGTTGATCGAAAGAAAAATGGTTTTGTTTTCTAAATCGATTTCATATTTATAATTTAATGAATGATCTTCCTGATTGTTGAAATTTAAGTAAGTTGCAAATTGGAATCCAGTATATTCCTGAGGAAGTTGATATTTTACTCCAAGAAAAATAGTTTCACAATAAGCATAGTTAACTTTTACAAGTCTTGAAGTAAGTTTTGGAGTATCAGTAAAATATCTTAATGATCTAACATCATTTTTAATATAATTCGGACATTTTCCTTTGATGAGAAACCAA